GTCCTATATACAAGTCCTATATACAAGTCCTATATACAAGTCCTATATACAAGTCCTATATACAAGTCCTATATACAAGTCCTATATACAAGTCCTATATACAAGTCCTATATACAAGTCCTATATACAAGTCCTATACCCCTCGGGGTATAGAAGTTCAACTCATCAGAATACTACCTCTTCAGAGCATTAACTCAATTTAGCAGCCCACAACCCACCAAATCGTACTCTCATTCCTCTTGCTCGTCATCCTGAGCAGGCTCCACTGACTCTGCCTCAGCAGGCTCGTCCAGCTTCAGTTCCTTCAAGACGATCTGTTTGTAGTTGCGCACTCGTTCCCGGAGCTCACGCTCATAGAATTCGCACGAAGCCTTGGGGAAGTACTTGGGCATCTCGTCGATCAGCGTCTGCTCATGAGTCGCGAAGTCGAGCTCGTCGATCACGCTCTCAATCAGCTCAGCCGTCATGAACTCACTGTTCCTCACAGGCTCCTTCTTGTTGAAGACCTCCTTGCGGACACCATAGATGTCGTTCTCGTCAATGGCCCACAGCTCGTCGTCCTCGTCAACCAAGATGTTGCGTATGATGTTGTCCGACGTCCTGAAGAACCCATTGAAGAGGCGAATCTTAAGCATCTCCCTAAACTTGTCCTCATCCTTGAGGAGGTCCTTGCACTTGTTCAGATTCGCTTTCACATTTATCTTGGTCATGATGGCGATGACCTGTCCGTCTTCGCTGTCCTCCCACTCGTATGACCTGTGCTTGACGATCTTGGTTCTACCTTTCTTATCCTGAACCTGATCTTCTGTGCGCTTCACAGCGAGCACCTTGCCGGGGATCTTACGCATCTTGATGCCCAGGTCATTCAACCCAAACAGACGTTTCTGCTTGTCCATGTAGTAGTAGTCCATCCCGTAATTGAGGCCTTTGGTCATAGGCTTGATGACCTTGTCCCTACCGTTGATGGTCACATACCCACATGGCAGCTTGCCAGCGCACACCCCCTCAGTGATCAGCTCGATATCGTCCACATCCAACTCAATCTCCCTGATCTGATCGGGCTTGACGGTGCCTCGTCTTAGGCGCTTGTTCGCTTCCCTGGCCGCCCTCTTGGCCTTCTGCTCCTCAGTGAGTTCCCTGGGCTTGCGCGGCTTCTTGGCCTTGGCTGGCTCTTCGGGCTGGTTGTTATAGTAGTCCTTGAGATCTTCAAACTGATAGAGCCACAAAATGTCCTCATTGTCCACAATGGCCCCCTCTGCCCTAAACTCCTCGACCGTCTTGCCTCTCTTCTTACCTTCCTTTGTATGCTTGTCGTACACGTAGTCCTCAAATTGGACGTCGTCCTTCTCGTACGCAGCCGTAATCTCCTTCTTGCTGAATGAGGTAACGTCCGCCCCGTCTTGCTCTTTGAGGTCCTCGTCGTACATGATCCAGAGCCAGGGGACCACGATGAAGAGGAAACGCTCGTTGCTGCCCGCCTTGCTCTTGGTAGGTTTGAGGCGCTTCCACTCGGCCGTGATCATGGGCAGGATGTGCTCCTTTCCTGGGAACTGACGATCCCCCAACATCTTCAGGGCCTCCTTGTCGTTGTGGTAGATCCACTCTACACACTTGATGTCCTTGTTGTCAATGCCCTCAAGGAAGTCCTTCGTGTTCAGGTCGCAGTCCTCATCCTTACCGTAGCTGGCCCGCAGGTAGCTGGGTAGTCTGAGCTTCTTGGCGTGAGAGATGATGGCGACGATCTCGGCTAGCGTCTTCTCGTCGGCCCTGCCGTCGTCCTCCCACTCCTTGATCTTCTCGGAGACGGTGGTGAAGGCCCCGACCTGAGAGAACGACACATCCTCAAATAGGATAACTTTGAGGCGGTTGATCATGCTGCTCCTGATGGCCTTGGCCGCGCGCTGGGTGGTGACATTGTCTGAGTCGTCGTATGCCTTGAAGGCGTCCATCTCAGACACGGCCTGGAGCATCTCGGTGTGCATGCCCCTGCGCGCGTACTTCTGGATGGCGCTTTTCACGGCGTCTAGTGATGGGTGACCAGATTTGGTCACAAGCTTGAACAGGTTGTTCAATTTCATTGCTGTAGTCATCGTGTTTCTTACTCTACATCATATTCCTTAAAACAGATTTTCAAGTTTCCTCCCCAGCAGTGGGATGATCCTTCTGTAGAACCTGATGATGTTGTCGATTGAGGCTTGGGATTTATTGTTGGTAGTTGCTCGGATCACCTCAATCCATTGAGTGCTTGTTTCATCTTTAGTCTTCGTGTTCGTACATGCTTGCACATGCTTGATCCTGTCGATGAAGGATGGGGCCAGCGCCGTCAATATATGTCGTAAATTATTAGTATCCATCTCAAACAATCTAGACACGTCACTCATGGGGTAGCGGTTTGTACTTTCAATTGCTCTTAAATATTAAGAGTGATAGGAGGAAGAAAATTGAATTTATAACTTTTAAAAATATAGGAAGAATTATGGAAGAATCAACCTCTTCAACATGAATTCATTTATGCATACAATCATAACCACCTACGTTCTCCAGAGACGGAATAAGGACGCCGATCTCGATCTCCCATCCAGTCTGAAATGGGTTGAAGAGCTGGCCTGTATCCGCGAACAAACAAACACCAATACTGTTCAAGCATGTGCTGTACTTTTGAACAAGTTCATTGTGATGTGGAAGCTGCACGAAATCGGCTTCCAGTTCGGGGTGACAGATGCGCACCTGGCTATCGCCAAGCATAAGAACGAGAGTCTGCGTTTCATCATCCATTCAAAGATGATTGAAAAGGAAGATACACAGAGATGGTTTGAAGACTGCTTGGAGAAGACTGGTGCCGATGCAGTCAATCTTGAAGGTCTGACACTTTTGGTAGACCATCACAAGCCAACTAGGGAGAGACTTGTACTGTCTGGTTTTTATCGTCTCATTACTCACATCAACATCAACGTAGTAAGCGATCAGGAGCTGTATAAGTTCTTCAGGCACGTGCGTGACACCATAAGCCTAGACATTCAGCACGTGTTCATTGGAGCTGCGCACTCAAAAAATTTTGAAGCATTCAAAGCATTAGACACCCCAGAGGTAAACTACGCGTATGCGAACCATATTGACTTTTCATGGTCAATGGAAGTATACAACTACTTTTTGTCTCGAGGCCTTACCCCAAGCACCAGACTTTTTGTGCACACTACCTCTTTGGAACTTGTAGAGTTCCTACTCGTGTCAGGTATGCGCCCTACAGAGGTAGATATACTGCATACAGTTACTAATGATCAAATTGAGAAGTTGCATCTGTACCATCAACATGGCATTAAATTTAACACCAGCTACCTTAAATTCACCCTTAACGATGATATTATTGATTACTTGAATTCTGTAATAGACAAAAATGAAGGTCCCGGAATTGACTGGGCGGAGGAATATTACGATGACGATATAATTGACGACGTTCAACTACAAGATGAACTCGAGGAAGCAGCTGCAGCAGCTGTAGCAGCTGGACTGTTTGAAATATAGCTTCCCTTCCACTAGCCAGTGATTCAATGTTATGGTTGGATGTCACAACTCCCAGCGAACAGAGATGGGGCTGGGAGTACCGAGGCGTGGATGCGCTAAGGGCTCTAAAATAAATGAGTGGAGGCATCTTTTGGTACCCCTCGGGGTACCAAAAATTCTGTCCTGAGACGTAGAGACGTAGAGACGTAGAGACGTAGAGACGTAGAGACGTAGAGACGTAGAGACGTAGAGACGTAGAGGCGTTCTGTATCCCCGGAGGGATAGAGATATTAGATTCAAAGACCTATCAGACAGCGTTCACTACCATCTTGACCGAGTTCAAGATCTTATCGAAGTTCTGGAGCATAAAGAAGACCTCCGTGTACTCGTGACCTACAAGACTCCTATTGATCCTCTTCAGAGTGGATGACACGCTCTCAAGATCGTTAATCAACTGGACAAGGTCAGCCCTCACAAGACCACTCTCTTGAGGAGGCTGCGGTTCAGCATCTACAGGTGCAGGTGCAGAACCAGCCTCTGTCTTTGGTTCATCCTTCTTTGGTTCATCCTTCTTTGGTTCATCCTTCTTTGGTTCATCCTTCTTTGGTTCATCCTGAGCACCAACTACAGGCTTTGCGGCGAGGTTGATGGTTATGTTAGTGTTCTTCACAACCTGAGACAACAGTTTGTATACTAGATCAGCCATTTTCTCTCGTCAACCACTCACATAACCCACTACGAACCTATGACTCATCTGAGTCCGTCAGTAGCATAATATCCCTCATCTTGATCAGTGTGTTGTTGCTTGCCAGTGCGTTGTGGTACAGGAACCCATCCAACCCAATGAACTGTCCAAAATCTCCCTCATCCGTCACCACCCCAAACAGATACGCCTCCAAACACAGGACCCATGTCATCATCCAGTCTTCGTGAGACTGGTCCGGGCTCATCGCTTTCATGGCCTCTACTCCGTGCCGCTCAACGTACTCGGGCGTCACCTCGTCGTCCAGATACATAGCCCTGGGCTTGGGGAAATCCATCTCAGGCATTGCACTCTCTACTCGCTGCTCCGGGGTGAACAGCTTCCTTACGATGGCCCACTTCCTCATGATGTCGTTGGTCCCTGTAGCCATCTCATCTTCTACCCACCCCAGACGACGCTGCAGCATATTGAGGATGACCAACTGAAAGAACTTGTCGTCGCTCACTGGTGGCCTAGACCTATCAACGTGCTTGATCATCTCCAGCAGCGCAGCGTTCTTGTCACCGTGCTTCATGAATCCCTCAGCGATGACGGGGTTGACACCCTTCTCCATCGGGTACGCAAACTCTGAGGCCTGCAACAGATTGGGCGCACCCGTGGTCCTGAACGTGCTCATGATAAAGTCTACAAGGTTCTTGGGTACAGCGTTGGCACCCGTCTTGGTCTTTGGTTTGAAGTCGAAGAGGGCTCCGAACTTACTCCAGCGCTTTGTATCCTCAGGCGATTCAAGCCCCAGGCGCTTCGGGAAGTCAATCAATTTCCGTTCATTTGGACCGAGGCGCCTAGCGTCTTTCAAGGCATTGAGGGACCCGTATAGGATCGTGAGGGAGTCGATGATGGAGTTGTGTTGGTACAGGTTTGCGAATCCATGATCGATGGTGCCGTACTTGGGCTCGTATACGATCGCCCTGGACTTGCCGTAGTCGATCATCACAGGAACCACATTGGGCTGTTTGAGGGTCACCACGTTCTGCTTGCGCGTCCCTGCTGGTGTCGTCTGGAAATTGAGGAAGTACGTGAACGCCTGTTTCCCTTCCTTATCGCTGTAGTACCTATTGGAACTCTGGACCATCACATTCCACGGATAGAGATCGTAGTGGATGAACCCAACATAGTTCTGGGCAACTGAGAGGGCCAGGTTGAGTTGAACCAAGATTGAGAGGAAGTCCTTGAAGTTGTACTGAGGCGACTTGAGCCAGTTAATGAGCGACACACCCTCAATGTACTCGACAAACACCATGTCCTGGGCGTCTTTGAGTGGCCCGAACACGTACGCGAAGTTAGGCGTACGCGCCACCAGCTTGTTCACGGCCTTCAGACCAATGTAGCTCTCATGCACGTGCTCGAGCGTCTTGCCTCGGTGGTTTGCCCTCTTCCCCACGACACCGACTCCGTTTGCTGTGAACCGGTCTATCGTGCCGTTGACGTTCTTGAAGATGGTCTCGTTCCAAATGAGGTCGTGGATGCTCTTTGACCTCATGACCTTCAACACAGCATCCAATGCGCCCACACACCGCGGACTGTTGGGCAACTGGTAGCCGTACGTGGTGTCTGTGAATTTGAGGACGGTTGACGACGGACCACCTTCTTTCAATTCGTAAAAGAGCTGCCTCTCCTCGTCCTCCACGGCCCAGTTAGTGAGGTCGGGAAGGTACTTGTAGGGCTTGGTCCTCACCGACAACTCCCACAGCTCCTTTTGAAGGAAGTCCAGGATCCCCTTTGTGCCGAGGTACTTATTGTAGAAGGCGCGCGCGTTCCTGGCAATCTGCTCACACTTCGCATCGTTGACCTTACACCACTCGATCTGAGATAGGAGGTCGCTCAAGTCCTCCTTAACGGGTATGTAGTGTTCGTACGCCTTCAGGAAGGGGTAGTACCACATCTGCCATTGCGACCCGGCCAGCAGGATAACGGACCCTGATGACAACTCGTAGGACAGGCGGTACGCGGCCACGTGTCCTTCCAAAGTGAGGATGTATTTGTATTGGCTCTGTTCCTGGAGATTGAGCCTGTTTGCCTTGTTGTAATTACCTTTCCCTCTTTCAATGGTTTGGAGAAAGGGTGATCCTTCGAGTTTACGAGGTCTTAAGTTCCACTTGGTAATGCCCACATCCAGTAATCCTTTGTGTTTGGTTCCCATCTCAAGCGCTTTGAGGCGTTGGTTCGTGTCCGCTGTGACGCCTGAGCCGGTGGTGGCTCCCCTGAACACAGCCTTCTCAATCTTCTTAGCCCACTCCCTGGGCTCAATATCTGGGTACTCGCGGCACGCGTTGGGAAACACAAGACCCGTCTTCTGATATGTAGCTCGAGCCCAGTCCTCGTATGTGGGGAATGGGATGTCTGCGTGCATCTTAGTAGACGATCCTGAGAGGATTGGGGCGTACTTGTCGTATTGGTGCGACACGAGCGGTTGATGCTTGGTGCCCCAGATGTGGTTGTATGGTTCTGTATTATCCACCTTCATTTGAGGGTAGTCACGCCTGTTGATAAAGAACTCGATGTCTGGCACGTCTCGCTCCTCACATAGCGTCCTGAACATGTCTAGCAGGGTGATCTTGTTGTTGTTGCCAGACGCAGCAGCCACAGACGTGTACTGCTCCACCTCATACCTGACAAGGGAGTTGTTGGCCACCCACTCATCGAATGGTTTGATGTTCTGTCTGCTTGGTCTGTAGCCTAGCAGTTTGGAGACATGATCCAGGAAGTCTTGGACAGAGCCGTACTTTGGGTCTACCTTGAGGATGTGTCCGAACTCGTTCTTGTAGTGCGCGTTCTCGAAGGGGAGGAACGTCTGGAGTTTGTTGTCTGCGATACGTATGAAGATACCTTTCTTGAACTTGTAGAAGATGTACTTGAACGTGTTGGCCACGGCTCTTGAGTCTAGGTTCCTGTTCTTGTGCCAGATGTTGGGAAGGATGCGCTTGCCCTCGAAGAGGTTTGAGGTAAAAGATGGCTCAGGTTTGGGTTTTAGGTCTTCACGTACTCTTGAGGCATTGAACTGATCAATGTCTCCTGCGGTGTCCTGTTCGATGTGCTGGTACCTAGAGTTTGGGATGATGTTCTGGTTGATGTAGTTCTTACATTCCTCAACGGTCATTGGTCCATCTGCCTGGCGACGCTGCTGACGCTGGGCTTGCGGTTGAGGAACAGGACGTGACGTCATGGGCGTCATTTTGGCGGGGCGCCTTGTTTTCTGAGATTGATACATCTTTTAAATTTGTAGGATAATCGCTAAAGGTCTTTATTCAAGTATGCCTGATACACTCAACAACTAATACAGTTGGTGATTGGCTGAGATGTAATACAATGTCTGATTGGCTTACTCTGAAGATGCTGTTTTTCACGCTCATTCTCAGACATCTTTACAGGCCTCCACTTATACCTAATCGGCGTTTCATGGCATCTATATGAGCCTGTGTAGCTTCACGTTCATTGACGGCTCTGTACAGAGCCTTGTAAGCATTAATCTTGGTGTCGAATACAGCCTTACACGCTCTTAGTTCAGCGATTTTTTTTTCAACGACCCTATCCCTGAGTAAGGCTATCTCAGCTTCAATCTTCTGCACAGCAATATTACACTCCATCACGGCCTGCTCCGCATTCCCTAACTGCTCTCGAGTTGCGCTGAGCATCTCTAATTTAGCGGCCTTTTCCTGTTCACATGAAACAGTGTATATTGATGTAACCAACAGTATGGCCACTAATATAAATACAATAAATCTAATAGTAAATCTGGTCATCATCTCTTTTACTACCCCCCAGAAAATCCTACATCATGTATCCTAGTGGGTTAGGATCTTATCTTCTCCATACAAAAAAGATGTATGAGGTAACGACAATTTCGAGACGTCACAAGACGCCGAACCGTATCAACATCCTACTCGACCTAGACAACACCCTCATCTGTTCGCTAGCCAAACATGAGGAGAAACCCATTTTCAAACCAAGGATGAAGCAATTCAGGTGGGAGAACATGGAAGGCGTCTACAAGGTCTTTGAGCGCCCAGGTCTTCAGGAGTTCCTAGACTTCCTGTTTGAGAACTTCAACGTGAGCGTATGGACAGCTGCTTCCAAATCCTACGCCCTGTTCATCATTGACGAGTTCATCCTCAAAGGACACCCAGAACGCAGACTAGACTACGTCCTCTTCTCATACCACTGCAAACGGTCCAGGCGACTCCAGGACACACAGAAGGCACTCAACATTCTGAAGGACGAGTTTGAGCTACTCAACTTTGACATGGACAGAACGTACATCATCGACGATCATCCTGAGGTGTACTGGGCACAGCCCGACAACTGCATCAACGTCAAGGCCTTCGAGTTCACGGAGCGCAAGTCATGGGAAGACAAGGAACTGGAGAACGACATACGCCCCAGGCTGGAGACCCTGCTCCAAAATGGATGAACAGAAACAAAGATGGTGGGGATTGTACCAGGAACTGAATATACGCAAATGTAGCAAATGTAGCAAATGTAGCAAATGTGGTCAACTAAACCCTTACAGATTGTGTTGGTAAGTAAAAAGAATGGCAAGCTATCTTGACATATATTCAACCTACCGGAACCGCAACATATGGCCAAACCCAGCCGAGTTCGAGGTCCTCGTCTCCATATCTGGTCGCAAATCAGCCATGAATGCTGACGACCCAGTGGCCCTAGCAAGCCCCCATGTAGCGTGGACCTCGTCCCTCTTCAATGCAACCGCGCTAGGAGCCAACAACGTCCAAGGTACCATCAGCAATGTAGGTGTCGGCAACGCAACTTCAAACCAGGTTATAACCTTCACGTCTGCTGCCGGCGCACTCCAGCAAACACTTAACGGCTCCGGGCAACCTTCGGTAGGCTACTACAGAGGTGCCACGTGGCGCAGCATAACTGACCCCACTCAATACGCGAAAGTGACGTCTTATAGATACCTTGGTAGTGACCGAGGCCAAGTCACCCTAGACAACGCCGTGGTTGTTGCGGTAGGTGACACGTTCGACATCCTAGACCCAACCGACCTGACCGACACCTCAAACCCCCTCTTCTTCGTGCCTATGGGTACGGGTGAACCCAGTGACTACATAGGGTACCTCCTCTACAATGAGACCTTGAACCAATTCAGAACCGTCAACTCATATAACAACACGACAGGACTCTTGACAGTGGATGCCACAGCACCCGTTGTTGGCTGGCTACCCACTCACAACTACTCAATAAGAAAACAACCTCCAGTCCTTGTTTCCGTCGCAGCGGCTGGCTCTACCAACACACAGGTAGTCTTTGGAGCAGGAGCCGGTACAGTAGACAATCTCTACAATGGGTGGTTCATCAGAACTCCCAGGACAGTCTACGACAACAACGTAGTACAACCTCAAGGGGAACAGAGACGAATTATCGCGTATAATGGGGTGACCTTAACTGCTACTGTCTCACCTGCCTTCAAAACCACTACACTGGGCTCCACAGTTGAGCTCTTACAGTTCAGTTATGACAACATGTATCCGTTCCCCTTTAGGGCCACGCTGCAGCAGGAGATACCAACATACTCGATCCGCCTTAATAGATTGGTCCTACCCAATAGGGTTCTGAAGGTGCACGGAGGTGGTAAGACGGCATTCCATAACTATGTCTATGTCGAGTTAGCCAGCATCGACAACCCCAACAACAGCATCATCTTCTCAAATAACCCCAACGCTGTGCGTGCTCTGTTTACCGCTAGTATCACCAACATTGACGACATTGACCAGTCAGATTACATAATCATGGACGGAGATGACATGACCCAGACCGTCAGGTTCAGGCTAGACACAAACTTTAAATTCAGGGTCAGTATGCCCAACGGTGAGACTTTTGAGACTGTGCTCAACGACAACCTCTCGCCTCTGGAACCAAACCCGAAGGTTCAGATCAGGGCCCTCTTCCAACTCGTGCCTATGTTTAATGTAATATGACCACATCACTCAATCCTTCATAACCCCTAGGGGTTATGAATCCAATCTATTCATCGTCTCCGTTGTCTCCGTTGTCTCCGTTGTCGCGTTCGTCTGCGAATTTGAGCACCTTCTCCATCTCCGCTTCAGTGGTGGCCTCTTTGTGTTGAGCGAGCATATCGTGTCCCTGCGTCATCTCCCACTCATCAGGTTCGCTCAGGGCAGGCGCGTATGGGCGCCCGGAGGCTGGCTCAAGTCCTTTCCAGTAGTCTTTGTTTGCTCTGGCTCTGATCCATGGTTTGGTGTGCATCCTCAGGCCTGCACCCCATTTGTCGTGTTTGTCGCTGGCCTCGCACACCTTACCGCGTTCCTTCTCGAGCTCCTCAGATACGGCTCTGATGTGATAGGGGTCGAAGCCGCAGCAACCGCCGATGTAGCGAATACCCATCTTGTAGGCGTCGCGAGCGTACTTGTGCATGTCCCAGCGCGTACAGATACGCGGCTCAAGGGCGAATGGGAACTCGGGTAGATCAATGAAGCCCTGCCTGCCCGCATCTGGTGTGTGGAACGCAAGCGGCTGGCACATCAGGTACACCTTCCTATTCACATGAGAAGGAGCCGCATGCTTACCTTTACCTACTTTGGGAGATCCCTTATTGAGGAGGTTAGCATCCTCAAGAGCGTCCTTCATGATCTGCATGGTCTCAAGTGAGGCGAATGGGTCAAAGTGGCAATTGACACCGACCACGTTGGCGCCCGCCTTCGCCATACGGACCGCGCAGTCACCCGCGGACACGTCATGCAGATCACCCTCGGGTCCGATGCACATGGATGCGCAGATGGCCTTCTTGGGTAGACCCTCCTTGACCTCTTCAGCAACCACTTCCTTACAGGCTTGGATTGCCCACTCCATCTCCTCAATGTGTTCAAAATACTCACAGAGGAGGAAGTCTAGATCTCTGAATTGGCGCAGCTGCTTCTTGAACTCTTCCTTTACCTTCTCCTTGCCGTCGCCATTAAGGTAGGACGGGCATTGGCTGATCCCACCGACTGTGAGGGGAGCGAGCTCACCCTCTACCTCAGAAGCAGCCTTGATGGCGAGAGCGGCTGCTTCCTTGTTGATCTTGTTGACTGAGTGGTTTCTGCCCGCGAGGTTGCCTCTGTTGTCGAGTTTGTCCTCGCTGGCGTAGAAGGAGAAGGCCTGGGCCACGTCGGCGCCTGCGCGCACGAACTCTCTGTGGAGCTGGAGGACTGCCTCCGGATGCTCAACGACGCACTCGGGCGTCCACGGGCCGGCTTTGACGTAGCCGCGCTTCTCGAGCGCGATCACGAAGCCGCCGTCTCCCACCACAACACCGTCTCTCAATCTGTCTAACAGACTCTTCTTGACCGTTACTTCTGCCATTTTGTGTATGAAAGGGTAATGTTAACTCAAAAGATCAAGGAAAACAACGAGAGCGTGGAACATAGGCTTCTTTCAATCATCTTAGGATCTTACAACACTATCATGGTTTGACCTGTTCATACTTTTCGTACATCTTCTCAAGAGTCATGTCGACCTCCTTATCGGAGAGGTGTGGGTACTTCTCGCAGATCTCCATCTTGTGTTTCTTGAAGAAGACCTGTCTGTCGTCGGCTCGCTTGAACTCCATATACACCTCATCCTTGTTATCCCTGTGTTCACGCCACTCGTCGGCAAGCATGGACGTGATCTTGGTGTTGGGGAAGTAAGGGTGTTGCTCCTTCAGCTCAGGACGCCTCTTGAGGCAGAAGAGGATGTAGCATGTGCAACGCCTCTTCTCCTTGTTCTCGTTGACGTAGCGGAGCTTACGGAACTGCTCCTGGTTGTCGTTAGAACACCAGGCATTGACGATACCGGGACACTGCTCCTCGTACTCCTTCAGGAACTTGATAATGAACGCATTGTGTTTCTTCATTGTTTTCTTTACATAATATATTTTTGTAGCGTTTCTTGCTCGTTCTCATTGAGCATACTTGCCAACCCCTCGTCAAGCACCACTTGTTTGTGGCTATTGGGAGACGAGGGATCCATCACGAGCAGGGTCATGCCCTCGCTGTACACATTTGGCATGCTGGGCAGGGCGCATAGAATGTCCTTGGTAGACCTGTACGGAAGCTTGCTATACATTCTATCCTTGAGCTGCTGAGCCTCTGCTGTCTTACCGTGTAGGAAGTTGTTGAAGGCGTCACCCATCGCCTTGACATAAACCCTGAGACGCTTGATGTTCTTGACCTTAGGATACCTATGTCTCAATTTCGTGAAGGCCTCAGTGTCCGCGTCGTGAGGGATAGACACGAGGTCTTTGAAGAAGAGCTGTTCCTCATGGGTGTTGCGGATGACGGGCTCTACGAACTGCTTCCAATCAATGGCCAGCATGCACGTAGCCTTGCCGAACGATGGTGCGTCTGGCTTGTACTGGGTGACGGGAATGGTGAGCTCATGCTGCAGCAGCTCTATGATCCAATCAAAGTTAACAGGCTTGAAGACGCCCTTCTTGCTCTTCATGAGCGACTCTGGTAGCTGGTCCATCAGGCCATCCACAATATTGGGGAACATATCTTCCTTCTTGAACCAGCCGTTCTCTCTGTTCAACCTCAATGGAGTGAAGATCAGTTCCACCTTCTTGATGAACCGCTCGATGACGACGCATGTGTCCTTGTATTGAGAGTTGAAGACCCTACGTGTACGAGACCTCCAGGTCTTCACGCTCTCCTTGAGCTCCCTCACTGCCGTCATGAGGAGCAAGCGGCTGTCCACGATAGGGTCCGGCATGTAGGTCGTGAAACCGTCCTTGGCGAACACACAGGAAGCGTTGTACCTGCTATTGGGAATGTACGCGAGGCCAAAGTCGATGACCACAGGAGCCAACCCATACGTCCTGATGGGGACGATATTGTCTCCGAACTTGTAGACATGGACATCATATGGAGTGTCCGTCACCATGACGTTGTCCGAATGGAGGTCGTAGTGAGTGATCCCCAGTTCCTCAAACATGACCATGGCTGCGAGGGTCTGCCTCACGCAATTGAGGATGGCGTTGGGGTGGTGGGCCTGCTCAAATATGAGGTTACCTAGTGAGTCATTGCGGGAGTTGTTGGTAATCTCCTTGTAGAAGAGGCAGTAGCGCCGCTCGCCTGGTTTGATGGGTAGCTTCTCAAACACCTCGCAGAAATGGAGGCAGTTGAGTTTCTTGAGGCGATTCCAAGCCTCTTCCTCGAGCTCAAGTATAAAGTCAATATGGTTAGACATCTTCATCACGGCAGGTTGTTCCTTCCACATACACTTCATGACGACTCCCTGGACGCCCTGGTCTTTCTCGTTGATGTGGGTTGCGTTGTCAAAGATGGAGCTTGCGTTGTCAAAGATGGAGCTTGCGTTGTCAAAGATGGAGCTTGCGTTGCTGCTGTCACTGTCGCTGCCATCATTGCAGCGGCGCTTCTTGGGGAGGAACGACTGCTCCTCCTCAACCGAGCAAAGCTCGGCGGGCGCCAAAGGCGCTAAGCACGTGTCGGTGTGGTTACTCATGGTATCTTATCCTGTCCTATTCTACTCCACAAGTAACTTCAAGTTCTGAAACCTCCGGATATTGAATTTCTCACTCGTTGGTTTAAGTAATAAAGTAAGATACACAACACAATGGTTTTCAAGTCTTTAGTACTTTCAGTTACGTTAGATAACGTATCTGACTACCTGTCTGACATCATCGACTACTATGATCAGTTCAAGGTCTTTACGACACCGTTTGAGACCTTGTATGCACAGCCTCCCGATCTTGAGCGTGTGGACAGGATCTACGATGCCTATATTGAGGGTGATGACACAGGCGATAGCCTTTATAACGTGTCTTTCAGGTTCGTTGGGGTTGACGATGTCCTCTATTATGCCTACGCGCACATGAGGATCAACTACAATTATGACATAGAAGAGGAGTTCATCAGAGGCACCATGTTCGTAACCAATATGGTCAGACTCTTCTTCATGACCACTATGCCGTCGATTGAAGAAACCGACGACCTTCACGGCTTCCTTCTTGAGGATGGGATAGACCTGTGTTTTGACGAAGACCCGTTGGGAGTGCTTGCAAACTACTACGCGCTTCAGATCAACACACCTTGATATTAGGTGCAGTAGTAGTAAGTTTCCTAGTAAGTTTCCTAGTAAGTTTCCTCATAACCCCTAGGGGTTATAAGACATACAAGTATAAAAGTATAAAAACTACGACGCTACAGCTCCAAGACTGTAGAGTGGTACTAACATACAAATACACAACAACAAGAACCTTAACTTATGAGCGTGCCGTCAACCCTAACGATTGACGACGTGAGTTAGCACCAGTTTGTACTATGATATGAGTAGGTGACCGTAGTCTAAATGCGTACTAGATAACAAGCTTGGTCTTTTGGCGGCTTTTCCCAACAAGGAATGTCTTTTTGGGGAGGACGGGGGGTTTGATATCTTCTTCAATATCGCTGATCAGGTTGGTGAACCATTCATAATACCTTTCCTGGATTGAAGCATCCATGGCGGAAAGGAGGACCTTTCCGTTCTGGAAGACGGAGATGCTTACGAACTTGTCCTTCAGTTTGGTTTCCAGTTTCTTCTTATCAGGTTCGATGATATGAAGACAGTTCTTGTATAGGATTTCTTCTTCCTTTGGTTCGTTGTGGGTGGGGTTCGTTATCTTGGTTACGGGTAGGTCTTCGAGATCTTCACGGGTGATGCGAAGCTTGACCTTCACATCCATCTTATTGCCTATCGCGTCGGGGATGATCACATCGTCGTCGTCCTCGTAGATAAAAGTCAACCGCTTCGCCAATAGGGTGCGGTTGACTTTGAATCCAAGGTCGAAATCGATGTTCCTCATAGCCGACTTGATGTAGATCACAAAGTCGTCAGATCCTTCTTCGAATTGAAAGCAGGATGAGCCTTGGGTGTCGCTGGGATGTTCGGTGTCGCTGGGATGTTCGGTGTCGCTGGGATGTTCGGTGTCGCTGGGCTGTTCGTCAGCGCGTGAGATTCGCTCATTTGCTTTTGATAGCTCTGTTAGGATGAGTTTGAGGCACCTGCGGACGTTGTCGATGTTCTTACACCCAGTGAGTTGGAAGACCCCGTTCTTGAAGATCTTGATGTTGATGCGCTTCTCGATCTGGATGATGAGGGTGATGCAGTTAAGAAAGTTGCGCTTCGGGGACTCCTGCTCTTTTGAGGTGGTGCGCTTGCGCTTGGTCTTCAGAAGATCCTGAGAAGGATCACAACCTTTTTTGTGCTGTTGGTATTTGATGCATATGATAGCTGCCTCTCTACGGGAACCACCGGTTCCACCCGCGTCCCCAGGGGATGAGTCTGGAGTAATGGGCTGCAGTTCATCGTAGAACCGGTGGAGCTCAATGTGCTTAATATTGCTTCGTACAGTGAACGTCTGCGTAGATACGGGAATGTCAGCAAAAGCCATTTTACCTTACTCTCTTTACCTATAGAACTTTATAAATCATCTTTTCCATCCTCAGTTTGACCTCGAAATCATAAGATTTCTTAACTACCTTATGACTACCTCACATCATCTGAACTCTTGACAACCGAGAGCCCACCTTAAGAAGTTAGCCCAGTTACATAGTCCTTGTGTGTATCTAACACTAGGTAACCGTTGTCCTCCCTGTATTTAACTAAATGTAACCTCCTCGGAGTCTAAGCACAAGATGCAAGGTACTTTCCTTCTGTATGTTGTAGTCGCTCAGCGTTCGGGTATCCTCTAATTGTTTTCCTGCGAATATCAAACGCTGTTGGTCAGGTGGTATACCTTCCTTATCCTGAATCTTTGCCTTTACATTCTCGATAGTGTCATCAGCCTCCACCTCAAGAGTAATGGTCTTGCCAGTCAACGTCTTCACAAATATCTGCATTTTCCCATACAGGGATTATTTTTAGATCGTTACTAACCGCCAAAACATCCTCAGATTAATAACTCATCAACAACTTCTTTGTGACTTATTTTCTTCAGTTATGAAAAGGTATGTCAGGTAAACCTAATGTCATCGATGTTGAGAACTTCAAGAGCGTGCGCGTTGCCCAGGACGATCCTCTCGTCGTGGACGTCAGTGAGGCAACCGACAACACAATCGTATACCGATTCGAAAGCGACAAGCCCTTCTCACACGGCACGGCCGTCCTATCGCAGGACGACGTAACTGTTGCTGAGGCGACCCAGAGCGGTGGCAAGTATGTGTGGTCGGCTAAGAGCAAATTCGCAGTCAACTCAAAACTAGTTGTCAAGAGTTCAGAAGCCGAAGGCGTACTCGTGAACGGCAAGGCCATCATCTACGAAGGCAAGGACCCCTCAAATATTATCCCTCTTTTGGATAAGGTCGAGTTCTCGGCACCGGCAGCCCAACAACCGTCTTACCTCATGATCGCTGTAGGAGTCGCGCTGCTGGCCCTCTTCCTGTACATTATCATCCGTCATCAGCCTCTTTGACTGAGGAGTTGTGTGATTTGTAATACAGATATGAGTCTGTAGCTGTAGCTGTGTAGCTGTAGCTGTAGTAGTTCATCCTGGGTAGTATGTCGGCGTTGTCCCACCTCAGAACTCGGCAAACTGAACTATGTCAGTACACAATCTTGCAGTTCTTCACGTCATCACTCAGCTTGACCTTGGTCTTGCTGCTCTTCCATGCAGCAACGCGCTTCATGACGGTCCAGATGCTTCGCTGGTCGCCTTGATATTTCTTTTGTAGTTCCTCAACGAGCTCCTTCCTCGTGAATTCGAGCGGCTCTCCTTCAGTCCTCAATCTGTTGATAGTTAGGATCAGTTCCTGTTTGACCTCTTCGTCTGTCGCGTGCGTGAGGTTGACCGTCTCCGAATGTTCACCGAAGTTGTAGGTGATGCTCTTCAGGTCCAGCGGCTCGGGGGGTTCGCCGTCGTCCTCCTCTGCGCTCTTCTCGAGCCTGTTCCTGACAAAGTTGTATACGTATTCCTGAGACTTGTCGTAGTTGTCGATGATGACGGTCAGGATCTCGCATAGATTCTTGAAGCTAATACCAACGTACATCTCAGACCTCTCTTTGTCCTTGAAGTTGGCGAGCAGCTTCTGGATGTGTTGGTCTATATCTTTGCTCTTGTAGCACGGCTTGGCCCACGCATAGTAGATCTGATCCGAAGAGAGCCTACCGCAGTTGTATGGACCAATACGTTTCATGAGGCGTTCAGTGGATCCAATCTTGAAGACCCTGTCGTATGAATACTGACGTGATGTGGCAATGTAGATCCACTCGTCTTTGCGGTCCTTGGTGTCGAGTCGATTCATCATCTTGTTGATGCGTAGCGCCTTCCGCTCTGCCCTCACGAGTTTCTCAGACTGCTCAGCGATCTGTTCATCCTTGGCCTTGCTTTCAATGCTGAGTTGCTCGAGTTGCTTCGTGGCGGTCTCGAGTTGTTTGTTGATTGAGTAAGTGCCGTGTTTGCGGATGGCTGGTAAGATCTCCTTGCATACAAGGGCTCTGAATTGCTTGGCCATTGGGGCGCGGCTGCCGATGACGAGGGCGTATAGACCAGCCTCATTAATGTATATAGCCTTACCTTCATGATATTTATTTGTTAAGTTATTTTGACCTAAAAGGTTGGGTGTCAGAACGAAACACAACCAGGAGTTGAGTTCCCCGAGACTTTTTTTACAATCATCATCAACATGTTTCCGAAGAGCTTGTTTGACGTTTGTATATTCAAGTACCACACACAGGTCCTTTCCACAGAACCAGGGTTCTTCATTAGTTCCCACAATCCTCACTTGAGTCTGTTTCCCGTCTACTTCAAACGTGATGTAGTCGGAGCATTCGATTAGGTTTACAAGGGCGTTCATCTTATCTTTTTACCCAAGGGGTTGTCTCACAAACTAGATTTCAACTAATCATCTATAATCGTGGCGACTTTATAATTTCATATGTTGTAATTCTTTTCACCAATTACTCTGAAACTAACCTAATAAAATGACAACCAAGTTTAGTCTCAATAAAACTCGGTCATTATTTGAATATTAGGGGTTTAACTTTAGAGCAACATAGTATGAAGGAAGATGAACTATCAACAACAACCTTTCAGTGCTCATTTCATGGATCTGATGAACCAGTACGACAATGAGCGTGCTCTCACTCACGACTCCAGGATACGTATGTATGAAGATCTGATCTCCGCCGTCACAAGCGACGACACGATCAGCGCCCTCCTGTTGAACGACATACTCAAATCCTTGCGTCTGTATTGTGAGGAACTGACGTCTTCCAACAACTTCCATATCATATACAGGTTTGAGGACACCTTCAGTAGATGGATGCACATCCCATCAAAGACGGTCTACCACAATCCTCAGAACGTGCACGTGTTCATGACGCCGGCTGCCCAAGCGGCGAAGGAGATCATGAGCAAGTACCCCTGCCCGTACACCAGCAGGCCTTTTGATCACCCCTTCTTCAACGTTATTGAGACCGAGGAGCTGGTGAACGGGATCCACATGCCCAGTCTCTTTGCGTCCGTGTGGCTCTACATCACTACACACAAGGAGCACGAGGCCCTCACGAAACGGCTCTTGGAGGAGATGAGCGAGAGTGAGGATATGTGTCTATCGGGGCATATGGTGCGTCTCGTCAATGGCGTGAAGGGGTTCGATGACGCCTTCGAGTTCAATCTTGAGCAGTACGAGTACAACAAGGCTCAGCTCTTCAATCAACTCAATAAACTGATCGATATGACTTTCCTGGACAACCTGCTCGATCGGATTGAGGATGCCGTAAATGGAGGAGGTCTCGATATGAGCGGTGTCTGTGAGGATGATATACTCAAAATTTTGAAGGACTACTCAAAGACTGAATGGACCTATCACGGTCAGTATAAGTACATACGATAGATAGATTATTTGGTAACCACATGTGGTTACCAAAAAGGTATATGCAAAAAGGAACACGATGGACAACCAGACTCTCAGGAGCTTACTTCTTCGTCGGACGAAGGCTCAGGTTCCTTCACCTTCGATTTCTTTGGCTTAGCTGCTTTGGCTTCAGTCTTGCCAGAATCCTCCTTTTTGGGCTTAGCGCTTTTGGGGGTCTTCTCTTTCTTGGGTTTGGGCTCTTCGGACTCTGGCTTGGTCAGATGGATGCTGATCTTGGTCTGCACCTTGGGGTAGGTGAGGGGCACGTGGACGATATAGTTCTCTCCGGCACTGAGGGCGACATCCTCCTTGTCGAAGACGAAGCTGTAGTTGCCGTTCTCCAGGAGCTCGACCTTCTTGATGACGGCCACTTCCTCGCCGTTGTTCTTCCTCAGTTCGGAGTTGTTGTAGTAGTTGGGCTTCTTGAGACCTGAGCTGGGGATCTTGACGATGCTGAAAACGTGGGCGTCGTCGGAGCTGACAACAGAGACGGCCATCTCTTCAGCATCAGCGTCCCACCTCAGCAGGTCCTTGAGGACCTGATCAGGGAGGATGGTCTTCTTGTTGGAAGGCTTTTGGAGGTGCTTCCTACCGGCCTTCTCGTCACCCTTGATGTAGGCGCAAATGACTTTAGTGACGTCGACACGAGAGTGGAGCTCGTCCTTCTCCCAGCCAGCGAACTTGGCCATCTCCTCACTGATGATGACGGGTTTGAGGAGACCACTGTTTTGGTTCTGGTTGCGACCCTTGTTGGAGCGGCGGGGCTTGGCGCACTTGCGTACGACCTCGACCTGCTTCAGGATGCTGTTGCGGACCTTGGAGGGGATCTGCTCGTTCTCCCTGACGAGGATGTCGAGGTTCTGGATCTCTTCTTCGATATTTCGCTTCTTCATTTTGTACAGATAGGTGCTTCTTTAAACCATTTCTAGTTTACAAGGTATATAAGTGACCGAATCAGGACATCTGATTAGGTTCAACCAACATACTCTGTTTACTGAGTAGGGGTTGGTTTGAGGTGGTACTCTATAACGACTTGTAGACTGCCTGCAGTGACTGGGTGTTCGAGGACTGCGTTGACATTGCTCTGGAGAAGGACTAGGGTCTTAGCGTTCCTGCCGTCGGCCGCGTTTGAGGCGAATTCCCTGCAGCCGCCTACCTTTTCATTTGCGATAGCGGCGGTGGCATTCTCAATGAGGGGGACCATGATGCTGCCGTTGAGCTGGCCGAGGCCGATTGAGAAGTTGCCCTTTGTGGCGAAACCGTTGATACCAAAGAACTCAATCTTGTCGATGATAGCGTTGGCGGGGACGGTGGCCAGGTTCTGATCAGTTGTAATCTTCCTGCTCGTGGAGGAGGTGGTGTTGACTAGGGACACGGTTCCGCTGGCGTTGCGGGGTGTGAAGCACTGGATGGCGACGCGCTTGCTGCCGGAGGGACGGGGCGCGCCAGCGCCAGAGGGCCCGGCTGCAGCCGGGATCATGGCCTGCTCGCTACCGCAGCACTTGCCGCACGCGACCAAAACGTGATTTTTGTTCGTCATGATGCTGGAGTTCATTCCAAAAGAGGCTTGTCTCATCATTGTGGTTTTCATTACAAAATGATTGTACTTAAGGTAACCATAGGTAAAACCATAATACATGTATGACTTGGCAAACAAAGTATATGTATTTTAACACAAGATTCGTGTTAAAATATTAAGGATAACATGGTTAAAACTCATTGAATCAACCATTGAGGGTTTAATTGTTAACCACATCAAGATCTTCCTCAGTCACATCTTCCTCGTCCGCCTGAGTAGTAGTAGACTTGGTGGGAGATTCGGTGGGAGATTCGGTGGGAGATTCGGTGGGAGACTTGGGGTTGGTGGCCTCTTCCTCATGATCGTCGTCTTGTGTGTGGTACGTGACGTGGGGCTGTAGTTTGCCGTCCACGTTCACGATGAGCGGGTTCTTTTGCGGGTTATTTTTGATCATGGGTCTTGAGAGGATGGCTCGTTCGATGGTCATGCCGCAGTCGGGCACGGGGATGTCCCTCAGTTCCTTGAGGCCTAATAGCTCTTCTGGGTCGGTTGTGGCGATGTCGTCAAGGACTGCGTTCTCGATCTCGGTCTGGCAGTAGACTGGGGACCTGACGTCCTTGAGGGTCTGGATGTATTGGTCTACATCGGACACGTTGTAGATCACGTTAGCGTTCTGGATCATGAACTCGTGCTGGTTGTTGCTTAGCACTCCCATCAGGAGTTCAAGCCTCAGGAACTCGATGCCCACGTCCACGATCTTCATCTCCTCCTTTGTCCACGGAAATTGGAAGTAGGTGCCGGGGCCCATGTAGCCGGGCTCGCTGTTGTAGTAACCGACCTGTTTGTCGGCGATCATCTTGAATGAGAAGCCAACGATGGTGCCTCCGAAGATTAGTCCCAGGAACGTTAGGGCCGAAAACATCTTCATGACCCAGGATTTGGTCTTGGTGGCCTTGGGTAGGCCTCGTCTGTTCTGCATGACGGTGTCGCGATACACACCGGTGCTATTGCCCATCGCTGCAACCGCCGCAGCGGGACCCTCAGACATGAGGGGGAATTCGACGTCGCGTGTGCTTACTGGAAGGAAATTCTTCTTACCCATTTTTTCTTTCATACCAGTGTCTTTAAAGTCGACCACTAACACATTCTACCAGTCAAAAGAGTTGAATAATAGGGTTAAAGGTAGATTAGTGATAGGTAAATAAAATGTTTGGACTACTGAAGAACCTGTTGAGAAGCGTTGTTGCTAGTATCCTCAAAGAGGACTACCCCGAACTCATCTATCATGAACCTCCTGTGCTTGAGGTGAAGCGTCTTTTTGACGACGCTGAGCTTCCTCACAAGGGTTCTGACCGCGCGGCCGGCTACGATCTGCATGCCCACTCGTATGCTTTTATTGTCGACGGTAAGGTTTGCGATACTGTCAAGCTTGACGACGATGTTCTCGTCATCCCTGCCAACTCGCGATGCCTCGTCAAGACTGGTGTCGCGATGGCCGTTCCTAAGGAATGCTATGGTCGTGTGGCTCCTCGATCAGGGCTTGCTCTGAAGAAGGGCATCGACATTGGGGCCGGTGTGATTGACGAGGACTACAGGGGAGAGGTTGGAGCCATCCTTTTCAACCTCAATTCTGAGCCTTTTGAAGTGAGGAAGGGTGATCGCATCGCTCAGTTCATTTGTGAGCGCATCGTCTACCCCGAGCTGGAGGAAGTTGACGAGCTCGACGACACAGAGCGAGGAGCTGGAGGCTTCGGCTCAACTGGATCCAACTGAGTACATCACGTACATACGTTTTCTAACCCTACGGGGTTACAAAGCAACCATAAATGGTGTGACATGTGACGTGTCTAGATTGTTTGAGATGACAGTTACTCATTTGACTCAAAAGTTAGAGAATATGGTCACCAAGCATCCACAGACATACAACGGTCTCCTCAAGATGCATCTTCGCCTCATGATCAGGTGTCGCTTACAGGTTCCAGGACTGGGCCTCCATCTCATATTGGATAAGGTCAGGTTTAGAGGTACTCTACTTCACATACCAAGGTATCATCAGGGTCAGAACATGTAGTCATATAAATACAAAAATTATCTGTGAACAGAAAAATGGTATACAGAAGAATGAGACGTTGGTCAGTTGTGCCACAGGGATATGTAGGTTCTAGGAGGATGCCCCGCGTGACGTACGTGCCGATGACGCCCGCCGCCTCCGCGGCTCAGGTGGCCATGATGCAGAACAGGCATCGGCAGCACGAGCAGATCGAGCATGCCGTAGAAGACGCCCACGACAAGGCCGAGAACGCGTTCGAGATGGCCGCAGACGCACAAGAGCAACTCAGCCTTAATATGCAGAACCTCCTTCAAAACCAAGGAGTCATGTTCCTCCTCATCGCCTGCTTCATCATCCTGTTTATCTTCCTCATACGCTGATGCGTCGAGTGTATTCTATTACCCCTAGGGGTAATAGATAAGATATCTATCAATAAGTTGGCCAAAGCACACCATCGAGCAGGTGAATGATGCCGTTCTTGCACATGATGTCTCCCTCAATGAGAGTGTGGTCCCTCACTCTGATCTCGCCATCCGACTTGGTGATGCCGAGGTTGTTCCTGGGATGATCTAGAGGGAACACTATCTGATTGTTTGAGAGCATGCCTGTTGTGATGACACCTGGCACAGTGGACATCTTCAACAGTCTAATGGCCGTGTCGGGGTCTAGGCGCGGAAAGTCAGGAGGAAAGGTTTTGGGCACGAACAGCGTGTAGCAGCGCTCGGTCGCGTTGTAAAAGGGCAACTGACCCGCCTTCTTGATGATGGGCAGGAAATGAGGTAGGTTCTTGGCCACGTAGTCTAGCAGAGTACCGGGCGTCGCAACCTCGCCCTTCGGAGAGGCCTCGTCCGGCTCATACATCAACGTCGTTTGAGTGAATGGTCCTACGTATGTCATTTTTAAAGCCACAAACTTATTTTTAGTCTAGTTATCCTTAAAGGTCTATTAAGGTCTATGTATTGATTGAACAGAGATAAAACAATGCGATATCTTTCATTCCTATCTTTGTTCTTCTTCGGAAGTGTCTTTGTAGGCAGCTTTTTGGGTGGCTCATACGCTGCTCCATTCACGGTCCCGTACCGATACCCAACTCATTCAGAGGTTGCATATAACCAGAACATTACAGTCAGTTCTCAACCCATCACTGAGGCCGACATCTTCATCGAGCGAGGCGTCATCGAGCACCTCATCAACACCAACTTCCTGAGACCCCGATACCTGATCAAATGGAACCAATTAAACCAACTGACTACTCTGAACCCGATCCAGGCCATCCGGATGATGCGTCTCAAGCGCAGACAGGCCAACGCTCTTCGCAAGTTCCAGCGCGCCAACGGACTCCCCCAGACCGGCATCATAGACACACCCGTCATCAGGATTGTGTTCCCCGTCACGTGCGGCACCCCCGACTACGTCCTGGACGAGCCCTTCGACGACGGATTTGACATTGACTCAGACAACAGCGACGACGCTAGCACAACTTCCAACACCACAGCATCCGCCAACACCACAGCATCCGCCAACACCACAGCACCCGCCAACACCACAGCATCCGCCAACACCACAGCACCCGCCAACACCACAGCACCCGCCAACATGACAGCGGGTGCATTAAAAAAAAAATAGACCTTGACGCTTACTTGATTAATGCAGCCAGATGGCCCCAAAACAACCTCAAATGGATATACCTCAATACGACACACTATCAAGCTAACCAGACAGGTCTAGTGAACCAGACTGTGATGCGTCACACAATCCACCGAGCCCTGTACGAATGGGGGCAACACACCCCGCTCACGTTCACAGAGGTGTCGGTCATCAGCGACGCAGACATCAAGATCTCATTCCAGGCGGGCAACCACTCGGACCCGTACCCGTTTGACGGCCACGAAGGCACCATCGCTCACGCCTTCTACCCACCAGACGGTCGTGTACATCTTGACTTTGCAGAGACAGACTGGTCTGACGAGGAGAAGCTATTCAGGGTGTTGGTTCATGAGTTTGGGCACATGCTCGGTCTAGGCCACAACCCCAATACGACGTTGGTAGATATCATGTACCCCATATACCTAGACTTCCTCAACGGCATAGGCCCCGACGATATAGCCGGCATCCAGTTCCTATACGGTCCCAAACCCAATGTAACGACTACCACATCAACTACGACAACTACGACAACTACGACAACATCAACCACCACGACTCCTTACCCCAAACGAAGGATCAAGCCTATCTTCATACCCCGTGTACAGCCTCACAAGCCACGATGGCCCCCCAGGACTACGCCACGCACAACATCCGTGAGACCAACCATTACAACACCTACGCCACACACCAGGTCAATGTTGCCAACTACTAGTAGACCAAAGAAACATCAGCGTACCCAACATGAGCGGAGACGTAGACCCAAGTTACCGTTCCCCAAGTATCACCTCAAACACAACCACATCATCAACATAAACTCCACATCGCCCATCATCTTTATTCTCAATGAAGGTACCATACGCCTTCATTAAAATCTCAAAAAACCGTCACATTTGACGGAAAAAACCCGCTACCTCTAAAAAGTTGAAGTATTAGTTGTAAGAATGATGGAAGAAAGTAAGTTCAATATGAATGCTATTGATTGCACACTCGTTCAAGTCAACGTCAACGACGCCTCCATCCTCATGAAGATGAGGTTGTTTGGGCTCTTCACTCCTGATGAGGAGGACAGGGTGACGTATCGCGGCAAGAGCACCTACTGCATCTCGCACGTCAAATCACGCTTCGACGAAGACAGCCTGGCCGCTCTCGACTCAGAGGAGGCCATCAGCGACGACACCAAGAAGTCCATCAAGACCCAGTACATGAAGATCTGCAGTCTAGCCTTTCTATTCGGCGTCGGTAAGGACTGTGTGAGGGACAAGTACAACAGGCTCATCCCTATTAACCTATCGCCTCAAAGTCAGCGCAACATCCTTGAAAACAATAACGGCACCTACTCACCTCGTTTGGTCTCTGAGATCACAGACGATGTCTACGGTCGCCTCAACAGTCTTGTAGACTATGATATCATCACCTCAGATCAGAAGTGGGAGCTCATCAGCAAGTACCAAGAGCAACTAGATCATGACGACCTGATCCTCGAACAGCCCGAGGTCGGTACGTGCTGTTGTTGCGGAGGTCCCTGCAACCCATGTTCCCAGACCTGTGGAGCATGTCCGCGCAATGGACGCCTGATGGCCTGGGGTCTTGGCTACATTGACCAAGAGGGTAACCCTATTGACAATGAGGTTGTTGGTGCCGAAGCAAGCATTAGTGGCGCTGATGAGGCCAGGTCTGAGATCACAGACAGTGACTGCACAAGTGAAGGAGTCATCGAACCCGACAGCACAGTGGTGGAGATCTTCCGTTATAACGGTGAAGAGGTATGCCTCCTCAAAGACGTGATCAAACGCTACAAGAGCCAATTCAAGGGATGCCAAAAACCCAAGGTGGCAGTCGTGAACAAGAAGATCTACCCTAACCACTATGTCGTCTGCAGGCACAAGAAGCAGTGGGTGACGTGCGAAGATATGAAGGAACGCAAGGCCCAGATCCTCGTAAAAGCCAGTTGGGTTAGAGCCAACATCTTGGGCTTCTTACAATAAGGATGTAATCACCTCGATTCTGATTGGCAACATACCATCCCAAATTACGTATCCCCATGGGGATACGTAATCATACCTGGTCTTCAGCACCAAAAAGGTCAAGGACTACCAAGGACTACAAAGACAACAAGGACTTCTACTTCTATTCCCTAAAGAGAAAAACAGTACATAAAATGGATAACGTGACCGCACGAATCAATCAGGTAGACTTGCTACTACCCAACCCGGCCCTCATGAGCTCATCAGGCGCCGCTATCTCGCGCGCCATGGCCATCTTGAGGCCGGTCATCATGGACGAACGCGTGGTCCAGTTTATCAACTCCATCCGTCAACAAGACATGAGGACAGAGCTCCTCAAGATCTTCTGGGCGGCCAAGGACGGCGCGGAGCCTCCCATCCCGATCGAAGACAACATGATCACCAATCGTACGTACCTCACATCCATCTCATTCCTCTTATCGTCTCCTGGTATACCTCACCCAGACATGATGAAGATGTTTGATGAGGTGGATCGCGTATTCAATGCGGCGCAGGAAGAGCACATCAGAGCCGAAGCAGCCGACATCATGCACCGATTCTACCCAGCACGAGGTGAGAGGATGTTGGATGAACTGCGCCACGTCTTGAATATCGGACAGCCGCAAACACCCCATGACAATGAAGAGGTAATAAGAATGATACGACAACAACCAGCAATAACACCAGAACAGCAACGGGCCCTGAGACGCTTGGCCGACGGTAGACGTCTCGACAAGAAGGTGATCTACGATGACTCACAGAACGTCCACAACACCACCATCAACGAGAGCGTCATCACAGCCGCCAGAGCCCTGATCGAAGAGATGGTAGCCACCGTCACATTTGACGGACGCTACAAGTTCAACGTCTTCAGGGACGACACGGTCAAGTCCGTCACACACCGATTGGCCGACGTCCTCAAGAGGTTCCCCGAAGATGTCACCATCCTGGGAGACAACGACAAACAGGAGCTGCAGCCCAGGATGACGTACAGGATCCAAAAGGACGCGAAGAGCACTGTAGAGGTGTCGCGATTCAAACCCGAGGAAGTAGACAGATACATGGAGGTAATTGGACTAGAAGACTACATCTTCCCCAAGAACGTGGTCAGGGATGGCGAACTGGGGAGACGACTTGAGGAGCTCTTCCTCGTCACAAACCGATACCTCATGAGTGTGTTTGAGGAGAAGGTTGAGGAGGAGTTGCTTTTCTACCTTGACTTGACAGGCATCCCAGACGCTGAGATGATCTGGTTCGAGAGGGAGGAGATCTTGAAGGACATGTACGTGGTGATCGGGAACGAACGACAGAGGGACGAGGACATCAACGAGTTCCTAGACGAGATCTGTGACGACATCTTTCCGGACAGGGAGATGGGCTCGTTCATCAGACGCATCAAGACAGGTTCCGTGAGGGACATCAAGCTCCTCGATCTCCTGAACGCGGTCTGGAAGTTCATCCACACCAAACAGGGTGAGACGTTCACCGAAATGAAGAAGAGACTGAAGCAGGAGATCTTAGAAGGGATGGGCGTGTGCACATCGGGCGTCTGCGCTCACCTCATCTCCGTGATCCAGGGCTACTTTGATGAAGACAAGCAACCATCCCTCAAGATCAAGATGTCACTCGTAGACGAACTGAAGGCCAAACTGACTCAAAACATCAATACGCTAGCCATGGAGAGGGAGGTGGATCCGGTGATGGAGCACGACGACTTCAAGAAGCTGATAGATGAGTACGTCGACACGAACGCAAAGGAGATATTGGGTGGGTTCACAGACAACGACATCAGGATGAGTGGCTTGTCAAAACAGATGATCATCGATGTGGCGTACAAGGTGTACAGAGTAGGCGAACCCATTGTGAGTGACTATACCAGAGACGCTGATCGAGACAATGACGAATGGGATGACACAGACACGGATGATGACGATATGGGCGATATGGGCGATATGGGCGATATGGGCGATATGGGTGTACACGGTCTGAATGACTAGTTGGAAGGCCTGTGGCCTCTGTGACAGATGAACAGAGTACGTCACGAAATGAGAGTAGTTCGTAACCCTCCGGGGTTATGAAGCACAAGGGCTACGAAGCGTCCTCGGTACGAAAACTCCTTAAAGTCTCTCACAAGACACCAACTCCGAGGTTGTAAGCATTGGCAGATGGACAGGCCTTTGCTGAGAAGCTACCAGCTGGGCCCTCATACTGGGGTGACCCATCTGAGAGCATGTTGGGGTAACCAGATGGGCCATTCACGAACTTGAGACCCTCTGCAAATGGAGCCATAGCAACCATGTTGTTCGCATTAGCGGCGCATGGACTGCCGTAGTTCTTCAGGTAACCTCCGTTGTTGTTTGGGCTCACGTTGCTGGCCGCAGCGCTCAGGTTCTGGGTGGCGAGCAGGGGAACTGAGGAGTTGACGGCTGGATTGGGGTCAGCGCCTGCGGCCCAGTTGTTGCTCTTCATGTGTTCCTCAAAGTAGTCGTAGGGCATGCCAGTACGCCAACCCAGACTCTGTTCAGGATAGATGGGCTGCGACCCAACGGTCATGAACTGACCCTGTGCCTCCTGGCTGATGTAGTCACTCCCGTAGTTGCTTACGTCTCCTGTAGGTCTGTACACGTAGTAGGTCGGTTTGGGCGTCTTCAAACCCATGCCAGCGCAGAAACCTTCGCCGGCTGCGACTGAGAAGATGGCCAGAGCTGCAATGATCACCAGTATCAATACGATGATGTTACTACCATTCATTTTTTAGTCATGTGGATAAAATATTTGAGTTTGTGTATATGACGAATACAGAAAGAAGGTAAGACTGTCACTATGTCGAACGTGACCAATGTAATGAATGCATCTAGTAAGCACACATCTGTGCCTGCTAACCACACCCCTAACCCTCGCTATCAAGACCTCCCAATCACCGACAAGGATGAGGGATTCAAACTCATCAAACAATACTACGACCAGACCCACTTTGTCAACCACCAGATCGACACCTACAACGACTTCATCACACGCGGTATGCAGGCCATCGTCAAGAGGGAACCCCCCATTGAGATCAACAACCTACGAGTCGAGTTCAACCACGTCTACGTAGACAAGCCCAAGTTCATCAGGAAGACCAGGGACAAGACCTCTAGGACAGACGTCGCGGGCAACTGCATCGAGACGACCGAGGACGCCGAACCCATCAAGGAGGGACAGAAGGTGATTGTGAACTACACCGAAACCCCCTTACACCCAAATGAGGCAAGGAAGAGGAACATCAACTACGACGGAACCATCTACGCCTCAATCACAGTGACCAACACCGAGACCGGCAAAAAGACCGAACACCATCAGGTCTCGATCGGCAAGCTCCCCGTCATGGTCAGGTCCAACGTGTGTAGGCTTTCTGAGAACAGCAAGGTCGACAAGGAAGAGTGTGCCAACGACTTTGGAGGTTACTTCATCATCAAGGGTAAGGAACGTGTCCTCGTAGGCCAACTGGGACGAGCCTACAACAAGGTGTACGTGGAGCGGACCCCTGAGGACAGATACGAGTACATGGCCGAAATCAGAAGCATGAACGAGCAGGGCAGCTCCATCCTTATACAACTCAAGATCAACACAACCACCAAGGAGCTTTTCTTCTCACTCCCCTACATCAAGGCCAAGTCACTCCTTCCCGCCGGCCTTGTCTTCAAAGCTTTGGGGATCAGCGAAGACGACATGAAGAAGATGATCCGCATCGACGACCCTGACATCCTGACCACACTAGTCCAGCAACACGGGTTGGAGGTCACAATGGAGGAAGCCATCGAGTCCATTGCCAACGACATAGCCGATGAGGCAAAGGATTGCATGTATGTGAGGGACATCCTGACTAAGGAGCTCTTCTATCATGTAGGTGACCTCACTCCTGAGAAGTCAGCCCAACACCTGGGATACATCATCAAGAAACTGATCAACACAGTATACAACGGAAGGGCCCTCGATGACAAGGACAATTTGGCCAACAAGCGTATTGACGGTACATCCTCGCTCATGGCCTTCCTCTTCCGGATCCTATTCAAGCAGTTCATCAAGACTGTGTCCAATCAGATGGAGAGTAAGAAGAACCCAGACCCCGTGGTTATCATCAAGGACATCAAGAACATCACACACGTCATGAATCAGGCCTTCATGACGGGGAGCTGGAACACGCAGAAGAGCTCCCTGTTCACACGCGTTGGCGTCTCACAAGTCTTGTCAATGCAGAACTACGGGGCCAAGATGTCCCACCTCAGACGCATCATGCTCCCCGTAGGCAATAAGGGCAAGATCCCGAGCGCTCGCCAACTTCACGCGTCCCACTTCTCATTCATCTGTCCCTATGAGACGCCTGAGGGCGAAACGGTGGGCCTTGTCTCCAACCTGGCTCTATCTGCTAAAATCTCAGTCCATGTGTGCCCCAAGTTGACTACTGAGGTGATCAAGGGGATGGACACGTTCAGAGACGACATGGACGGGCGCGTCCAGGTGTTGGTGAATGGGTGCATCGTGGGTACGTGCGACAGATCCTTTGCATTCGTGAAGGAGTTCAACACATACAGGCTCTCGGACATGATCGACAACAACGTTTCAATCGTGAGGCTGATCGACGAGAACGAAGTCCATATCTGGACCGACGAGGGACGCGTCCTCAGACCCCTGTTTGCCCTGGGACCTCGCAATAAGGTCCTATATAAAGAGGACGACGGAAAGAAGACTTGGAACGAGTACGTGAGGGAGGGTAAGATCGTCTTCAGGGAGGTGTGGGAGCTGGAGCAAGCCGTGGTTGCCATGACCGAGGAGGACCTGAAGAAGAACAGATGTGACTATCTTGAGATCTGTCCCGCGTCAACCATGATGGCGGTGATGGCATCTGTGATCCCGCTCTCAAACCACTCTCAGTCACCCAGGAACGCGTACCAGGCCTCCATGGGCAAGCAGGCGATCGGCATGCCCAGCACGGCGTACCAGCAGCGCTACGACACAACGCTCCACGTCCTTGACACCCCCCAGAAGCCCCTCACCAAGAATGAGATGATGAATGTGCTCCATTTCGACGAGATGTCTCACGGGGCCGTTCCCATTGTTGCGATCATGACCTATCGCGGCTACAATCAAGAGGACAGTGTCATCCTCAATAAGGGCTCTTTGGATCGCGGCCTCTTCAGGACCACGACATACAAGACCATCTCAGAGGAAGAGAAGAAGCGAGGCAGCTCGGACTTTGAGAGCATCTGCCTCCCTAAGTTCCAATACAGGAACAGGAACTACGACTATAGCCACCTCAATGATGACGGGCTCGTGTGGAAGAAGAACACCTACCTCAAGAAGGGAACCGTCATCATCGGCCGCACAACCAAGAAGATGATCAAGAAGGACGACGGTACGCGAGTCGCCGAGATCTCAGACAGCAGCGTCGTCATCAAGCATGGAGAAGAAGGCTACCTCGACAGGGTCCTCAACACACTCAACAGCGAGGGTGTGAGGGTCATCAAGGTGAGGATCCGCATCCCCCGCATCCCAGAGATTGGAGACAAGTTCGCGTCATCCACTGCTCAGAAGGGCACCTGCGGTATGATCTTCCCCGAGGAGGACATGCCATTTGACAAGGATGGCGTGAAGCCGGACCTCATCATCAACCCTCACGCTATCCCGTCCAGGATGACCATCAACATGCTGATTGAGATGTGCTTCAACTTGGTTGGCTGCAAGCTGGGTGTTGAGATGGATGCGACTCCATTCAAGCACAGGAACATTGAAGAAGAGTTGATGGATTGGGCCAAGCGCGCCGGCATTGAGACGTACGCGACGACGATGATGGATGGGACAACGGGTGAGATCATTCCCAGTAAGATCTTTATGGCTCCTTGCTTCTACCAGCGCCTGAAGCACATGGTTGCTGATAAGATCCACGCCCGCGTGGCTGGTCCTCTCGACATCCTCACACATCAACCAGTGGCAGGTAGGTCTCGTGATGGCGGCCTCAGGTTTGGAGAGATGGAGAAGGACTGCATGCTCAGTCATGGGTCGACGCGTGTACTGAAGGAGTGCCTGTTCGATAAGAGCGACAGGTTCGCGATCCCTGTGTGCATGGGATGCGGGAATGTGCCTGACAAGAGGGACTTTTGCAATGTTTGTCAAGAAGGAAAGACTGAGATGAAGGACATGCCGTACGCGACAAAGCTTCTATATCAAGAACTTCTTGGGATGGGATTGAACCTCAAGATTAACTGAATGGGATGATGGATGTTTAATTGGTAGAGTGGGCTAAATTCATAACCTCTAGAGGTTATGAAGTATATGGGCTACCACACGAACGAGATGATCGTCTCAGATGACTAGGTCCGACATGGCTCCGGGACTGGCGCTAGTGACATCGCACAGATCTTGTAATGAGATAAACAGCGACTCAGGGTTATGAAAAGATGTCAATAAATATCTTGTCACTCAACTCCGCCGTCCTGAAGCGTATGGAGAAGGAAGAGACCGTCAACGAGGAGAAGATACAACTCCTAGACACCCTGCTACTAGATACCTCACACCACTTGGACCCCGGCGTCTACGAGGAACTACAAACAATGAAGGAAGCCGTCCTCCATGAAAAGAAGACGTCTCGCGCGCTCTTCTTCGCGCGCACCCATACACTCATCGACGAGTACACAGCAATCCTCAAGAAACCCATCTCCCACATCAAGGAAGACACCCTCCCAATCCTGAGGAGGAAGAACGAGCTCATCATCAGTTTCCTCGATATAGTACGTCAAATGGCCAAATCAGAATGGACTGACCTCGACATACCGGCCAACCCTGAGAAGGTAGATAACAACCTAGGTTCGTACTGTCCCTCATGTGAGAACACGGACGAGGACCGATTTGAGATAGATGACTTTAACAGGAAGACCTGCCTCAATTGCTCAACCCAACAGTACGCAATTGAGACCGGCATCACCCACAGGGACTACACCCGCGTCAACATAGTAGCCAAGTTCATCTACAACAGGGTTCTTCACTTCCAGGACTGCATCAAACAGTACCAAGGCAAACAGAACTGCAAGATCCCAGACAAACTCTATCAAGACCTGGATGCCAAATTCACAGCATACAGACTCCTCATACCTGGAACCAATGAGGATGGTTCCCCTCTACCCAATCACATCAGGTACTCCAAGATCACACGTAACCACATCATGATGTTCCTCAAGGAATTGAGATACACCAAACACTACGAGAACGTCAACCTCATCTACTTCACGCTGACCAACAAGCGCGTAGACGACATTAGCCACCTAGAAGACCGACTTATTGACGACTTCAAGGAACTGGTGTCCCTATACGACGACATACATGGCAAAGACAAACCCGAAGAGTTGGATCGAAAGAACTTCATGAATGTTCAATACCTTCTATTCCAACTGCTCAGGAGGCACGGTCATCAATGCAAGATTGAGAACTTCACCATCCTCAAGACCGTGGACAGGAAACTCTTCCACGACACCATCTGCAAGAACCTCTTTGATAAGCTGGGTTGGAAGTTCACTCCAACCTTCTAGATTCGTTACCTCATGCAACCCTTCATGTTATTTATTCTATTACCTCTAGTTTGTGGTTGCATTTTGTTTTGGCGATGTGAGTTTTGCCAAGAAGATTCATTACCTTTCGGGTAATGAACAAAGACTAGACGTAACAAGCAAATTCGTCGCGGAGGTTTCCTTTGGCTTGATGCAGAACAGAATACCTCGTAAGAGTTTGGTGATGGACTGGAGGTTGGTTTACATCGATAATGAAAGTGATGACTGTGCTAACCTCTAACCTCTCATCTTTTTCATTTCGAGTTGGTTCTCGACGTAGTCAAACGGATACTCCTGACCGTTCTTGAGTTTGAGGACAACGGTGTCGCGCTCCATTTCGCGGACCAGCTCTGTGCCGGGTTTGTGAATGGATACCACTCTCAGGAGGTCTTGATCGATTTTCCTGGGTGTGTTGGTCTGCACGGCTATGTCGTGAAGCCGTATGCTCTGGTCCAGGATTGACTTGAGCGTCTTGTTACACACGGCTCCGTTGTTCACACCATCATCACAGTCAATGACCGCCACGACTCGCCTGGATTCGCTTTTGGGTTTCATACTGTACATGTTGATGAGGTCGTTCATGGATGACATGCCCAGACGGATGGTTCTGTCCCAGTCAAAGTAGACCATCACGATACCAATGAACGTAAACACAATGGTAAGAATGATTAACCACCTTTTCATTTTATTAGACCTCAATATAATCTATGGGATAGCATGTGAGGAAATCGCCCGAATACCTCAGATGGACCAGGTCCCTATACTTCCTTTCATTACAAAGGCATCAACGCCGTATACAAAGCCTCCCCGTTCACCAGGTACCCCAACACCATCCCAGACATAGCATTCACATACCCAGTGAGGTTAACTACTTCGTCTGTATTTACATACGAATACACATCCACTTCGCCCCTCAACTCACCCACATCGTCCATATCGCTGTCCCCATACGCGTTGTAGCCATAACGATCCCAGAACTTGACCAACTGTGTAGCCACCTCAAGACCCGACTTGACCACGATCTCTTTACCCTGTTCCTCATATACAGGCAACACATTCTGAGCAAGGTATATCTGTTCCCCAATCACAGGGTTGTACATGAAATACGGTTGTGGATGATCAATCCTCACGTTCTTGGTCACCGTGTTGTTGGTCTTGTAGCTCTCAATCAGACCCTTCACAGCCTCAGGGCTGTCGAGCAAGAACTGAGACGGCATCTCGTCAAAGTCTGAGATCTCGTCGTAGAACCCCTCGATGTTCACCTTATCCTTGTACTTAATCAACTCGTCAAAGTGTGTGTTCTGATACAACCTAAGCATGTACATCAATCTCACAAGCATCTCTCTGGACGTGGTGATCACCTTACTCCGTCCGTCCACAAACTGTGAATCAAGCGAGTACTTGGAGGAGAGGTTCCTACTCGTGAAGACATGATTAGGGTTGATGACGGTGTGCTCATTGATGAACTGAACGAGTTGTCGCTCATTCAGAGGCTCGGTTGTGTACCCCTTCGCGTGCATGAATCGCGACATGAAGAAGAGGCCGTATTGGTAGATGATCTTGGCTATCTTCTTGTTGTGGCTGAATTGAGAGACGACCGTATTCGTTGGCTTCATCAGCTGATCGTACTCCTCGGGATCATCCATCGTCAACACCCCCTCAAGTCTGCTCGCATCATCGCACAGAAACGTGACGTTCAGGTTCCCCTTACTCATCATCGCCACCACCTCACGTACGCGTCCAGCCTTCACCCTCTGTTTCGTGAATACCACCTTGTTGGCCCTCCCGAATCCTCTCAGGGCAGCCAGCGACGTCCTGAAGACACGTGTAGCCTTGGGGACGTTGTATGGGGGAAGCGGCTCAGTGATCATGGTAATCATGGTTCCTTTGTAGTCAATGTTGAGTACCCTGCACTTGCCGTAGATGTCGATGACCTGAGATCTGATGATCTGGTCTTGACCTCTACTAAGCATCCTGGGGATTGAGATGGACGGGAGCATCATGTTGTGGCTGAATGACCTGTTCAGGTTCCTGAAGACCTGCCACATCTTGTCTACCACGTGGTCGTGATATGAGAAAGCGATGGTCATGTTGTTCAGGACCTTCGTGTCTGGGGTCTTGGTCCTGGCGATGAGCTCGCATTGGATCTCAGACACATCAGAATCGTTGGTGTTGATATTGTGTTGGTAGATGAAGACAGTGGCCCGTGCAGGCTTCATCTTGTAGTAAGCCTGGGCGTGCCGAGGGATATGCATGGTGCCGCTGGGGTCCTTGTCGCTGGCTGACAGCACGAAGATATCGCAATTGAAGACCAGTTCGAGGACATGCCCAAACTCGAGGGCATTGAGGCTTGAGTTGGCAAACTTGTCCATGATGTTGGCCATGGGCTCGTCATAGAACTCCTGCATGGCTGCCATCGCGTTCGTCTCCGTCACTATCTCACGGCGCCTACGCTCTACGATCGGTATGCGGTCCCCCACATTGAGATACTGGATATCTCTATCGTTCACGGCCAGCATGACGCACTCAAGGAACGAGCTCTTGGTGATGTTGGAGCCAACCCTCACAAACTGGTACTCGGGGTTAGGTTCAATGAGGGAGAAGAGCTCCTTGATGTTGGGTGGAAGCGTGCCGGGGATGCCTGGGGCCATTGTCTTGCCTGAGATGAAGATGTCCTGCACTGCGTTGTTCTTGTCCTTCATCTGCGCCTGTGCGTAGTAGTACTTGAACTTGGTCCCTTCCCTGTTCTGGTCTTTTGTGTAGCAGCACGGTATGTATGGAAACTTCTTCTTATTTTCGAGGGTGTTGTCCCTCAGGCCTGGGTATGGATGGCTGGTGTGGTCGCAGACGTAATAGCGCTTGGTGCTCTCCCCATGAGCAGGAAATTCCATGACCTGCTTCTCTTTGTTTTGTCTGTATACCTTTGCCTGCTCCTTTGTGATGATGGTAGGTCTCTTGAGGCACTTCCTCGAGTACGTGGGTAGAAAGATCTCAGGCGCTACGGCCCTCAGTTCGAGCTTCTCCAGTTTCCTGGGCCTCACGATCAGTTTGGTCTCTTCATCCTTGAGGAACTTGGGTCCTAGGTACTTTCTATACCCGGTTAGGATGAGGTCTTCCTGATTGTTGTAGAGGGTGAAGAGGCGCCCCAAGATCTTCTGGTACTTGAGCGAGTCCGCAATGGTCTTGGCCTTGACCCTGACACGTATGTAGTTACTACCTTCGTCCTCCATCCCGTACATGTTGGCCTTGTCTGTCTGTTTCATTGCTATGCTCAGGATGTCGCTAGTGTTGAGGACGTACGTGTACGCGTTCAGTTTGATCTTGGACGCCCTGATGGACTCGTTCAGGGCCACGATCTTATTGAAGAAAGGATCGTTCATACAGAGCTCGGCCCACACAGGTATGAGGATGGTCTGATTGGGGTATGTAATGAAGCCTCCTGTTGAAAGTTCGTCTATGCGCGTGATCATGCTTCTGTCTAGGTTCGGAAAGACAGCCAGAGCCCTGTCGATGAAGACGTCTCGTGAGACGTTACGGTGGCCTACGTTCATGCTGAGTGTGGCTACGATCTCGTTGTCGATGATAGTGAAGGCCGCATCGGTGTACTTCTTGTATGGGTTCTTGAGTTGCCTGAGGTCGGTGGTTACCTCTCCATTCACTTTGACCAAGATCACGTTTGGCGTCTCCAGTTCGAGCCAGTCGGGGTTTGGGGCAAAGTCATGGAAGATCTTGTAGAAGGGGCCATCTGCTGCACTTGAAGATGTTGCCCCATACGGGGCCATCTTGGTTACAGCTAATGAGTTGAAGAGCTCTGCCACTGTGATGGCTTCGGTCTGTTTGCCAAAACGAATGTTGAACTGAACCATGGATACCTCGTACTCGACTGTCTTGATGGATGGTATGTTCTCAAACGCCTCAAATGACACGGCGGTGGCTTCGACCTCTTGGCGTAGTTTGGCTATCTTGTCCCTCATCTTTTTCCTGATGTCGGCTCTGTTGTCCCAGATCTCGCTCAGGTTGAGTGTGAGGCCCGAGATGTTGTACGTGAGGAACAGGATCATCTCGCTCTCGTTCATCTTTGCGCTGGTGATGTCGTGCGTTGCGATGAAGAACCGCTCGGCGTCCTCCCTGTTGACCTTGTTGAAGTCTAGCTTATCCTCGGGAAACTTGTACTCCGTGGAGTTCAGGACAGGATCAAGCGCGTTCACCACTACCAGGTCCCCTGTCTGGGACGGGCTCTCAAGCTCTGGTGTGAACACAAGGTACTGTGGTAATGTGTTCATGGATATAGCGATCCTGTCTTTGATAGTGTCCACAGTATCAGATAGGTATACTTTGAAGTTATTACCATTTACCTGCATATTTTACTCACCTAGGAAAGCTTTTATGTACCTATGGATACCAGTAACTACTCAAAATGACTCATAACCATAGCGATTCTGACTCAATACATCCAGAATGGGTCAGCAAGTCCTGCTTAGACAAATTTTATTACCCCTAGGGGTAATGAACAACCTATGAACAACCTATGAACAACCTATCTACAACCTATCTACAACCTATCTACAACCTATCTACAACCTATCTACAACCTATCTACAACCTATCTACAACCACCTACTCCTCTATCGTGAGAGCGTTCATACCCTCATTTATATCATCGGTAACCCCCAACGTCATATCTGTCATCTCTGCCGTCAGTTGGTCAACGTCATCCTCTTTGATAGTATACCTCTCTTTCATGAACGCCACGAGGTCATCAAAGTAGGACGGGCATATGAACTGGTAGAGGTTGTACTTGTCGTTGACCGAGATCCATTTCCTCACTTCGTCCACTATGTGCTTGTCGTTCATCATGATCTCAATGCCTCCTGACTCAATCGAGAAGTAGTTGTGGTTTGAATACCACCTAACCTTGTGCTGCTCAGCACCCTCGATGATGAGGTCGTAATGGTTAAAAAACGAGTTTTTCCTAAAGATCTCCCTGACTACTTCGTTGATCTTATCTAGCGGGCACCGGAAGAGCTCGTTCTTGAGATGGTGACTGGCTAGCGCTTGATGGATGCGTGTCTCGAGCGTCATGTAGCACACGGTCTTCCAGCAGTTGACGATGTAGTACTGGTCGTCGTGTGTCCTAGTGTTATTGAACTGCTTCAGTCGCCGTTCGAGGTTGTCTGTGAACCCTATCTTGTAGATCTCCTTCTTTTTGTACAAATCTGTACTGATGACATATACATAACCACTCTTCATATCTAACAAAGGCTAATTTTCTCATAACCCAAAACTTCATGTTGTCTATGACATCTCAGACGAGGCAGCGCCGCCGCTCATGGTAGGCTCCTTCATGCTGCGCTCTGCCGTGTTGGTCATACTGTTGATGGTGCCGAGTAGGTTGGTGCCCGTCTTCTTGAAGATCATCTTACTCACGACAAAGAGGACCACGTTCATGGTCAGCATCATAAAGAGCCTGATCTCCGGCGACCACTTGCTGCCCGATGGTACGTAGCTCTTCTCGGCCATCTCAACCAGCAACTGATCATAGGTGTTCATTGACATGATCTGCTGCTGTGCAAAGCCCTCCATGTCGAAGTTGATCTTACCCAGCGCTACCTCACACCCCATGACGAAGACGATCATGTACCGTTTCCAGTTCTCAACAGACGAGTCCAGGGACAGCTTCTTGGTGAGCATCTCGTACTTCTGAGACATGAGCTTGGGATCCGAGTATAGCGTGAACTCGGGGATGCTGGCGTTGGGGTGCATCCTCCTCAGGACCTCATACTTGAAGTAGACGGCGTTCCTCTCCTTCTGCGTCTCTTCGTCCTCCTCCGCATAGTTGTAGGCGTTGTTGATGGTCACCTTTTTCTTCTGTTGGAGCTCGTGAAGGGACGGCGGCGGTGCCGATGCGGCCTGCTGCTTGTCCTCGCCCAGCAGCGTGTTGAGTTGGTCTTCGATAACCTTCTCAGACGAGTCCTCGCGCTCGCCGCCACCTTCTGCGTCACCGCTTCCCTCGTGTTCGGGTGAGGACGATGACTGGACCTGTTGCTCGACCGAGGAGTCGTCCTGAGGGGGCTCTTCTGGTTTGGGTGGGGCAGGAGGCGGTGTGTAGAGTTTGTTGAGGAGCTCTCTGCGCACCTTGGTCTTGTTTTCGAGGAGCTCAAGGTAGAGGGTTGGCATCCTCGGGAAGCTCTTGTGAGGAAGCACCCGTTCATAGTCTTCAAGAGGAATACGTTCTATCAGTAATTCTCCCATTTTGAAACCTGTGGTGGTTTTTGTTAACCCTTTATAGCGGTTCTGTCAGTGGCGCTGAGCCCCTTGTTTATCAGTTACCCCTAGGGGTAATTGATCCTACTTGACTGCTCTTACCTACCTTATAAACATATACACTTTACTCTTTCCATGTGGTTCTGTCCTCTATTGGGGTAACTTCTACAACCTCTTGAGTGCGCCCACACTTACAAAGCAAATTTGGCTACGTTCTTAACCATTTTTTTAGATCTATGTCTCAGGTTGGTCTCTTCTTACCCTCAGCCCACCTCTTTGGGATCTTACGAGGGGGGTTGCGCATCGTTTTGTACAGAGGCGCGATGCGCTCCTCAATCATCTTCTCCCAATCACTCGGACGCTCCTTCTTCATCTTCTCATCAAAGGGAAATGAACCATCGGGGTTCCTCTTCACGTAACTACCCCACTTGGCTCCATTGTCCTTGATGCCCTGGCCGATCTGACCATCATAACATGAGAACATCGAACATGAATTAGAACTCATTTTCACTTTACTCTCTTAGTCTTATTCTTTAAGTGTAAATTCAAGTGTTTTAGTAAGCCTAGTTATATTGCCAGTACGAAATCATGTTTTTGAACCTATAACACAACCTCAACATTATCTACCTTATTTTCCTCTTTATTTTCCTCTTTATTTTCCTCTTTATTTTCCTCTTTATTTTCAAGTGATGTGGACTCTTGTTGGTCTTTTTCGGAACATCGCCCCTCAAGTTGTCGATAGAACTCGAGTGCCTTGGGATGAGCCTTGAATGTGGCCTTGGTGGCGTTCTTGAGGAAGAGGTTGTTGACATCTTTCACTCTTGATAGCGCCACGTACGCCTGCCCGTACTCGAACACCCCTCTCAGATTGATGATCGCCGAGTCCAGCGTCATGCCCTGGCTCTTGTGCACCGTGACCGCGTACGCGAGCTTGAGAGGGATCTGGTAGATGGTCGCGATGAGGTACTTACCGTCTATGATCTCATACCCGTGACGGCTGACGACCATCTCTGCGTTACCGATCTCCGATCGACCGCCGCTGCCGAATCGTACAATGGGTCTGTACTGTATCTTCTCCTCTCCTTTGCTGTTGAGGGTCTTGCACTCGAGGAACCGCGTCACAACGCCCCTGCTCCCATTCACAAGGCCTCGCTTCACGTCTAAGTTCACAAGCAGCATCACCTGAGCGCCGACTGAGAGGCTAAGCTTGGGCTGCGCGTTGCACAGCTTCGTGACGTCTTCGAACATGTACTGGTGGACGCGGGGTTTGTAGTTGTCGAGGTTGTACTCAATCTTGTACTTGTATTTGTGGATCTCCTCTGCTGACAACTGCTCCAACTTGGTCTGGTTGATATCGTTCACGTCCACGTTCTCGCACAGTATCCGCGTCGGTTTGATCTCCATACTTGCGATCTTCTCTTTAGTAGGCACGTTCTGAGTAATGTATTTGAAATCCTCGTCGGTCATCTCTCCGAACCTGGCTCTATTGAGGCATGCCTGGAACTGTTTGTCAGCCTGCCTCATGATCTTGGTGAGGTGGAATATCTCGAACCTGCATTCCTTCCAGGCTTTGCTCTTGAAACAGAAGTCGCCTTTGATGCAGGGCAGTTGTAGGAAGTCGCCTCCAAAGACGAGCTGCATGCCTCCGAACGGCTCGCTGCGTTTGCGCACGCGTTTGGCGATCCTGTTGAGCTTGTCAAAGAGGTCTGCGGGGAGCATACTGACCTCATCTACGACGAGGATGTTGGTATCGCGCCACTTACGCTTGAGCTTCTCGCGGCCGTTGATCTTCTTTACAAGGTCGTCTTCTGAGTCCTTGCCGAGCCCTATACCCAGATATGAGTGTAGGGTTGTGCCGCCTATGAGGACCGCGGCTGCTCCTGTCATCGCCGTGATGCCGAGGTAGCGGACCGGGTCCATCAGCACGTCTTTGAGGTGATTGATGATGGTCGTCTTGCCGGTGCCTCCGGGGCCCGTGATCATGACGTTTCTTCTTTTTTTGATGGCGCTGATCGCGCTTTGTTGATCGTTTGTGAACAGCATGATGCTTATTAGTTCTATGTATACACGCCAATGCATAAGATTCAAATTGTGATGGCCATTAGTATGTAGGGTTCACCCGGTAGAAATTAATCCATCACCGACTGCACGAACCAGCTCACCACCAGCACCGCAATCATCGTCAGTAGTATGGTCGTGTACGTGGCTCTGAAGGTGGCCGCCACGACGCCCACCAGCAGTGCCACTATGACGGGCCACCATCTCATGAGGAATGCTCTCCAACCCCCAGGCGCCGGCACAACGATCCTGGGGTGAGGCAACAGCGGCGTTCGCGCAGTTGGCGGAGGCAGCTGTCCTCCTGGCTGCTGCCCTCCGTCTCCCCCATCGCCTCGCTCGTACTGGAGCTTCTTGCCTATACCGAAACCCTTCCTCAGACATGAGGTGGGTGTACCCATCTGCTTGCCGGCAGGAGGCGTACCTGTCCCGCAGTACGTGTTGTCGGCTATGATGGCCTGGTAGTTGGGGTTGAAGCCGGTCAGATCTGAGTTGAGCCCTTGTCCGATCCCCCTCCTGAGGCACTCATATGGCGTACCGATCCGCCTATTGCCAACCTCGTACAAGTTGTTACCGCAATAGATTTGCTGTCTACTCATTTTAACACATTCTCATATTTTTGAGGCCATCAGGACTGAATAACCTAAGACCAAACTTGAAATCTTAGTTTGTAAAAACATGGTTAGAAAATAAGGCGTAATCATGTCTAAGCAAACTCTCAACAACCCTGCTTCCCTGTTCCGCATCTGTGGCGCAGTCGTCAAGTCGGCCAAGTTGCCGATCTCTGACCTGCCCCGGACCGTGCAGGACAGTTTCAACAACCCGTGCTGCCTCATGCCTCCATACAAGAACCCTAAATTTGGTCTTGATTGGAGGAGTGAAGGTACTCACGCCGCGGCTGAGGCGGGTCATATCGGCTGCCTCGACTACGCGCGTAAGCACGGCTACACGTGGGATTCGATCACCACTGTGCTGGCTGCCAAGGAGGGACATCTCTCTACCTTGGCTTATGCTCACCGCAACGGATGTCCTATGACGTCCCAGTGCATCGATGCCGCCATGGAGGGTGGCCATCTCCCGTGCGTTCGGTACGCGAACCAAAACGGGTGTGACTGGAGCGAGGACTCCCTGATCATGTCCATTAAGCACAACGAAGTCGAGTGTTTCAAGTACGGATACGAGAACGGTGCTCCCTATGACGAAGCCGTGATGTACATGTTGTCGCCCGGATTTGAGGATGAGATCATCGACTTCCTCTACACCAAGGGTCACAACCATCCAGGTGTAGACAGGAGTCGCAGCGGACGTCGGCTCAAGACGCCTATACGCTACCAAGCAAGACACTAAGAGCCAGCGTGTCACATCTTGGTCCGTGATGTAGACGGACCCATTACTCTCCAGTTATGGGGAGACTACCTCTCCGAGGTTGGAGCTGTTTCATTACTGAAGAGTAATGAAACCTATACTAAACCTATACCTAAACCTATACCTAATTTACCTCTAATACAACGTCGTGGATGAGAGGTCTACCAAAGAGCATCCTGTATGTGGACCAGAACATGGTAGGTACCGTAGACCCCTGCACGAGCCACACATACCAGTTTTCATCAAAACAGTAATGGAGCGCTACGCGTGCACCCACTGAAGACGCGAATGGGATGCACACAGTCGCTAACATAATCACGGCCTTGTAGATCCAGTTCATACATGAGTGGAATGTGTGCTCCATCGTTATGAAGCATGGTAGGAGCGTTGAGCCTGCCAGAGCAGACGCCAGACATGAGCCATAGCATACGGCCGGCGGGGTCAGCACCTTCATAACGATCCCAAATTGGATGATGTTGGTGAGGGTGAACGCTATCGTAGTCGTTACGCAGTCTTGCATTTTTTTAACCTCAAATCATACACAAGCTAACCCTTACTCTGAGTCACTGAGTGATGTTCCATACACTTCCTCAGTCTCTGGATCTTGATGGGATATCCACAGTTTGTTCTCTGATCTCTTTACAAAGCTCGTAGCCCTTGTCGAACATCTCAATCAGTTCGTTGTTGCTACTCTCGAAATTGAAGAAATTGGACTTGAAATCGAGGCCTATGATGTCACAGTTGGTCCTGTCTATCTTATCCTTTGTGACCGTTGTGATGAAGATCTGGAAGACTTTCCACACGAACTCGATGTTGCCAAAGTCGTGAGGGCTGTACTTGCGTTGGGGGTTGTTTGTCATGACGCCGAGGCACCTATTGCCCACTCGTTCCCCGTACTCGACGGCGAAGTTGTCGACAAGGCCTCCGTCAAGGTACGCCTTTTCGTCATACACGTACGGCTCAAACACGAGCGGGAAGTTGCTGCTCATGCGGATACCGTGGATGACGGGCAGATCTGGGTACGTCTCTGAGGATATGTACTCACGTCGGTCGTCCGTTAGGTTGTAGGTCGTGAAGACGAGCTTCTTCTCTCCACCACCCAGATCTTTACTCCCTAGCTTCTCAACCGTCCTCATGGTTGGCATGAAGCCAATCTTGTCTACAATCAGTTGTTCTAGACAGCTCTTGATCGGTTCAAAGCTCATGAGGGGCTTGCCCATGAGGAGCATGTTTGAGATGTTGAACTGAACCATCTTCTTGTACACCTTCTCAATGCAGAGGTGCGTGAGGATCTCTATGGGTTGGTACCCGATCAGGAGCAGCAGTGACAGGATGGCGCCTGACGACGTGCCTATGTAGTTCTTGACATCCTTGATGTGTCCGTGATCTGTGAGGTACTGAAGAGCCCCTAACGTCACGATAGCGTTCGTTGAGTTACCTGAGAGGACGAGCGTGTCGTAATGTTCAACCTTTTGTTCCATTTTATGCTCAGTCCTTCATTCCCTAACCCTGTTAGCGTGATCCAGGCATCCTCACTCGTCTTCCTCATCAACTGTGTACGTGGTGGTCGTGAACGCATCACCGCCAGTCCTGACGCGTGGGACCGAGTAATCAAACGAGAAGTTCATCTGCGTGTACGTCTCCCTCTTCATGAGGTCTTCACTCACACCCGCTATCTTGCTGTCCCTGTAGTCGAGGTCTGTAGGTTTGATCATTTTGAGGAGTAACGCCAGGATGAGGATGTTGCACACGGCCATCTTCTGAGATCGGGTGAGGTTAGGCAACGAGGCAACATATTTGTAGAGGAGGTAGATCTTGTCCTTCTTCCTGGCCGTGTGCCAGGTCTGCCTCATGTCCTCGATGCAGTCCCCTAAGCGCGTGAAATCATTCACCTCCCATAGTTTGCTGGCCAGATCGCGGCGGGCCTTGTCAGAGTAGACAGTCGGTATGACGAACTCGCCGTTGGGCGTGACGAGGATGCTTTTGCCCTTGCGCTTGATTATGTGGATACCGTGGCCGAAGGCGAGCTTTTGAAGGAACTTCTGTTTGTGTGGTTCATCTTTGTAGTGCTTACTACACTCGATAAAGAAGGGGAACATATTATTCATCTTTATAGGTAGGTAATTTGAATTTAACCCACCTAAGGATATTACCCTTAATAAAAATGTCTGTTAAACTACGCCTTGGTGGTCTATCTGACCACGACAAGAAACACATCTATAAGACATTGACAATCGCATGCGATAACGAAAATGTTGATGTATTCGATGTTGTTGGCCGATCTGTGCTTTTACCTTTCAGTTTCGCACGCTCGTTTGCATGTATGTCATCACCCAGCACCTCATCTTCGTCATCCCCTCTATGTAGTGACCGCAACCTTTGTCAATCTATCGACCTAAACTGTAACACCACCGCTGATGCCTTACCTAACAAAGGACCTAACAAAGGACCTAACAAAGGACCTAACAAAGGACCTACTCCTTCCGGTGTCGACTTTACGGGCACCCTTCGACCCCAGCAACAGAAGGTACGTGACGCCGCCATCAAGAGCCTCGACGAGACCGGTTCCATCGTGATCTCGGCAGAGCCCGGCTTCGGCAAGACAATCACCTCAATTGAAGTGATATGCACTATCAACGTCCCCACGGTCATCTTCGTGAAGCAAGCCATGATCATGGATCAATGGAGGGCCGCTATCGCCAAGTACGCGCCCAGCAAGAAGGTTGCCAAGATCATATCCAACAAGGCCGTGGACCCCAATGCCGACGTCTATCTCATGAACCCTATCATCCTGAAGAAGCCCATCAACGATACGCGCTTCCTACTGAGCGACTTTGAACACATCAAGTTGGTCGTCGTGGACGAGTTGCACCAGATCGTGACCAAGGTGCTTCACAAGGCGTTCTTCAAGTTTCAACCTGATTACCTAGTAGGCCTCTCGGCTACCCCGTACCGTCCCAAGATGGATCCCTTTGAGCCCGCGATAGCTTGGTTCTTTGGTTCAAGAGTGGTGGGTAGTAAGCTTTTCAGGAAGCACACCGTGTACTGCGTCAAGACCGGCTTCAGGCCCGAGACGCGCATACAGCCGCGCACGGGCAAGCTGGACTGGTCCTCCGTTCTCACATCACAGGCCGAGGACGTGAAGAGGAACCAGATCATTGTCGACGTGGTGCGTCGCTTTCCGGAGAGGACCTGGCTCATCTTGGTGAAGCGCGTCGAGCACGCCAGGACGCTGCAGGCCCTTTTTGGCAAGGCTGGCGTCGACAGCGAGACCATCGTGGGGGCGTCTCGCGAGTTTGATAAGTCGGCCAAGATCCTGATCGGCACCACGCCCAAGATCGGCGTCGGGTTCGATCACGCCCCTATTGACGCGTTGTGTATGGCGGCTGACGTGCTCGAGTACTTTGAGCAGTTCCTCGGTCGCTGCATGAGGCGTCAAGATGTAGAACCCATTGTCATTGATTTTGAGGACAATTTCAACCCACTCCTCAAACATCTCAACAGTAGGGTTCAGAAGTACAGGGAGCACGGTGGGGAGGTCAGCATGCTCACCCTCGCTCACAAGACGAATGAGGTATCGTCTTCGTCCGTTGAACCATTCAACAAGAAGGAACCAAAAAAGACATCCATCAAGTTACCTAGACGTCGTAAGGCCATAAAGGGGACCATCTCATGAACATACCCTGCAATCACCTCAGTGCCAGTATCTACCTTAGTTGTATGTTTAGTTGTATGTTTAGTTGTATGTTTAGTTGTATGTTTAGTTGTATGTTTAGTTGTATGTTTAGTTGTATGTTTAGTTGTATGTTTAGTTGTATGTTTAGTTGTATGTTTAGTTGTATGTT